ACTTTTTATATAGATAATCTTAGAGGTTATATACACTTTGGGTCTTCATTAGCTGGTGATACTATAATATTAAAATATGTAAGTGATGGTTTAGGTACAGACTCAGAAATGGTTGTACATAAATTTTGCGAAGAGGCTTGTTATAAATGGATTATGTATGGTATATTATCTGGAAGATCTAATATACCTGAATATTTAGTTCAAAGATTTAAAAAAGAAAAGTTTGCTGAAACTAGAAAAGCAAAAATAAGATTATCAAATATTAAAATTGAAGAATTTACTCAAGTGTTAAAAGGAATGAGTAAACAAATTAAATAGCTATGCCAGAAATTAAACGTAATTTTTCAAAAGCTAGAATGAACAAAGATCTCGACGAGAGAATTGTTCCTAATGGTGAATATAGAGATGCTATGAATATTCAGATATCAACATCTGATGCTGATGCTGA